AGGGTATGTACCTAGCCTCTTCCGAGTTGTTCTATGACCTAAAGAAGGGCTCTGAGCTGTTTGGGCATCCTATTCCTGTTCTCACAGATTCAATCGTGCGTTCTCTAGCTGGTGTAGCTGATGATGACCAATATGACTCTCGTACCATCAAAGAGGGTGTAGGTATGGCTATTATTATTCCTGATGACCAGCAAATACCTAGTAATATGTTGTACCAAGCAGATATGCAGGGTCTTCAGCATCTTAGAGATGTAATTTTTGGTGACCTAATGTCTCTCATCTTCTCTATGGCTCAAGTCAGAGATAAGTCCATCGTTAAAAGCAATGTATCGGGCTCCGCTAAGAGGTTCGACAACGTAGAAGAACAGGGGTTACTAGCTACTACGGCTATGGATATGGAGATGATAGAGATGCAGGTACTCAAGAGAATGGCTAAGGTTCGTGATGAGGATTATGACGGGTACGCTGTTACCTACTCGAAACATTACGACCTGTCTAGTGCAGACGAGATATTCCAAGATATTACCGAAGGAATGCAGTATCACGCTATGTCTCTACCTCTTATCAAGAAGTTGACCGCAGAATATATGCGCAAACGTTCTATGCCACAAGAAGATATTGAAGAGGTAATGCAGCACTTTGATGATTATGGTATGCCTAAAACGCCTACCGACCTAAGAAATTTAGTGGATATTCTACCACAAGAAGAGCTTCAACGCCAAGCACAAGTTGGTATTGAAACACAAAGCGAGCAATAATTAACTTATAATCACATTATGAGCGAACAAAACCTAGAGCAGGCTGATGCTCCTGAATCAGCAGTAGAGGAGACAACCTCACAAAACACCGTACAAGCACAACCAGAGTTCGACAAAGACAAGTTCTTTCGTGGTGCATACAACGAAGGAAAAAGCAAGGTCGAAAAGGATGTTGTTGGTAAGTTCTCTGAATTACTGGGGGATAACGTTGAGTCATTAGACGATGCCTTTTCACGTATCCAGCAAACCCTAGCTCCTAAACAGGAGGAGAAAGGGGAGGCTGAAAAGCTACGTGAACTGTTACAGCAATACCAGCAGGAAGCTGAGTCTGCAAAAGAGCAACTAATGATGACACAAATGGAGAATCGCATAAACACTGAGTTTCAGTCAGCGTTTGGCGCACTCCAACAAGATAATGAACTGACTTTACGCCAAGACTATATAGAGCAACTGTTCTATAACGAGTATGAAATCGAGGAGTCCAACGGACAGTTCTATGCCGTCAAAGACGGTGTACCTGACCTAGACGCTCAAGGCAACAGAAAGTCAGTGGCTAACTCACTCGTTGAGTTTGCTAAACAATTTGCGAAGCCCAAGAAAGTGGGCGCTGGCGGAGCAACTGGTGGTACTCCAGCTAGTAGTGAAAGACCTAGTCGAGCAGAGTTTCAAGAACTTGTACGCTCGTCTAATCCAGTAGACCGTAAGAAGGCGGAGCAGCTCTTTGGAGCTATGAAGCAAGCTGGCGGTTGGGCTGAACAAGCGTAAATCCATCTTATGGTTAGGCAAAACCTTAATTGTCATGTTCTGGTCATAGCGACCCAAAAGCTAAATATAATCCAACATTTAATTTAACTTTTATAAAGACATGGCAATTAATAGTAATTTTTCCATCTATGAGCCAGAGGCGTTTGTTGAGGTTGCACTAGCTAACCAGTATCCAGACCGACCAATGGTATCCAAAGCCGTTACTAACGTAGCTGGCGCATCAATCGAAGGTCTCGTTGCAGCTCGTAACAAGACTGTAAGCATTACTCGTGCAGTAAAGCCTACTGGTTCTCCTTCTGCTTACTCAGGTAGCTACTCTCTAGGTACTCCTGACGCTAACGAAGAGCAACTAGTAATCAACAAGCACTACTACTCTGGATTCAGCATCGACAAAGCTGACCAGAAATTTGCGCTTCCTGACTTAGTACAACAGCATTTCATTCCAAGACTACACCAGCTTATTGACCAAATCAATAGCGACATTAAGACTGAAGCACGTGCTGCTTTTGAAGTAGCTTTCGCTGACAATAACACTGACTCTACTGTGTTAGACGCTAACGACCTTGCTGAAGCCCGAAGAATCATGGCTGCTCGTAAGTTTGTATCTGACAACATGATGATGGTTATTGATCCTTTCGCTGAGAAAGACTTAACTACACTAAGCCTATTCCAACAAGCTAACACTCGTGGAGACTCAGGTATCCAATTAGGTGGAGCTATGGGTCGTGCTTATGGTTTTGACTTCTTCATCGACAATCAAGGAAGTGACCACACTGTTGCTACTGTAACTGACGCTGTATTAGCTGCTGACGAAGCCGTAGGACAAACTGAGCTAACCATTGATGATGGTTCTGGCGGTGCTGCAACTGTATCTCTAGCTGAGGGTGACATCGTTACTTTCGGTTCTGCTAAAGGTACTGATGACTTCTACACTGTTCAGTCTCAAACAGGGACTGTATTGACTCTAAAAGAAGAGTTACGTTCTGCTGTTGCTAACAACGCTACTATCAACCCAGTTGATATTGCTTCAGGTGACACTGGTCGTGAGCAGTTCTTCTACGATCCTTCTGCCCTTGCCTTAGTAACTGCTGTAATGCCTTCAGTGGATAGCGGTTCAGGTTCAGGCGTTCGTAGAGCTGCTGGTTTTGAGCCTACTAACAATGTGAACTACACATTGACTGTAGAAGAAACCAAGTCAGGCGCTGACATACTTATCGAAGTTCTTTACGGAACTAAAGTATTCAGACCAGACTTAGGTGGACGATACATTAGAGGTAACGTAGCCAAAGCCTAATTTTTAAGGAGAGTCGCTTTATGCGGCTCTCTTTTTATTATGATCAGTATAGAAGACATAATGGACAGCAACGCTATGATTGGTATGCTTGGATTAGTTTCTAGCATCACCCTTCAGCAGGTATCGACTGTAATATCCATATTTGTGGGTATTGCAACGTTCACTTATATGACTATAAGGATATACAAAGAACTTAAAAAGATTAAAGGCGAACAATAATGGCGTTCAGTGACCTAACCCTTACTAGAAATAATATTGATGCACTAGAAGAGCTAACCTTTAAGGGTGTAAACGTCACTACAGGCTCCACAACGCTCAATCTCTCTGAGAAGGATAATCTCATACTAGGCAAAGCGATTAAGCTCCTTAAAACGGATATTCTTGAGAATCTTAGAGAGTTTATCAACGACACTACGTATAGCACAGAAACAGCTCTACTAGATGCTATACACGCTGCAGATTCGGAGGAACTCCTCGTTGATTTATTATCATACAAATTTTTAGAGTTGTGGTTTGCTCAAGACGCAACTCACAGAGAAAGCTACTCTTACGAAAAAGCTAGAAAGTACTATGCAATGTACAATCAATATTTAACAGCTAACCTTAGAAGACTTAGCGGTTTACTTACTAAACCTAAGACAACTCCTAGAGTTAGATTTATGAGTTTATATTGATATGACTTTAGGTGAAGCCATAAAAAAAGATTTAGAGGACACTATATTGAGTGTGCCTAGACAAGTACTGACTGATATAGGTAATGAGTACAAAGAGCATATATGGAATGTTTCTAGGCAAGGCATACAGCCTGATGGTAAAAGTCGTGAAAAGTTAAATAAAAAGTACAGAAACAGAAAAGTAAATAGAGGAAGAAAGCCCTTTAGAGATTTTGTATGGACAGGAACTGCTGAAAAATCTTTTTATTTTGAGCAAAGTGAAAACACAATAAGTTTTGATTATAATGATGACGAGGCTTACTACTACATGGATCATCACGAAAACAAAGGAGATGGTCATAGGCTTTACCCTGTTGAAAAAGACAGCACTAGTTCAAGGCAAAAAGAAATTATAAATTTTGTAGAAACTCAAATATCTAACACATTGAACAAACCAAGAACTTTACACGCTGAAGCAAAGGTGACTAGATTTGGATAGAAACGCAATACTTAGTGGATACGTGACAAGTTTTAGTAGTTATTCATCTACTGATTCAAGACCTACCGTTGAAAAGGTATTGAAATTTAGTGGTGCAAATCTCGATATTAGAAAGCGTGCAGATATTAAAAGAGAAGTTGTGATGTTTAGATTGTTAAGCGGATCAACGAATTATTTATTAGATGCAGACAAACCAAATGAATTAAATCAGAATTTTGAAGCTATTGTGTATGTCGAACAAGCGGATACTCATAGCGGAAAAGATACTGCTTATGATAGAATGTTAGAACTTACAGACCAACTTATTGACTGGGCAGATACAACAGTGGCAACAACAATAACATCTGATGTATATACCATTACAATAACTGGTGTTGATAGTATTGATGAAGAGGATGGCTATCTATCAACAAACGTGAATTTTCAAAGTATAATTAAAATATCCTAAACCAAACACAAAACAATGGCTAAATTTATATTAGAAAAAGTAGAATTACTTAGCGGCAGCATTAGCGGCTCAGCTATAGGTGATATACACTCAGTTGTTGTAGAGGCATCTCTACCAACTGTAGAACCAAACACAGTGGTGGTTGATGATGGTCAAACCATTAATGAATCATATACTGTAAATGTAGAAATGAGAACCAAGCATACTAAGTTTGGTGCTACAGATGCTGGTACTGCAATTTTAGCAAATTCCGCTATATCTACTG